GTTCCTGCGCCGCCATAGGTCGCGGCCTGCGGTACGTTCGCCAGCGTCACCGTCTGCCCCGTCGAGCTCGAGTCTGTGACGTCAATGACGCTCAAGTCCGAGGGCCGCAGGGCGTAGAGCCCGTTGAGCTGATCGTCGAACGCGATCGGCCCATCACCGCCGCCCGGATCCTCGAGCGTGAGGGTCGTGCCCGTGACGCTCGTGACACGCCAAGCAGCGAATCCGAGTGTCGACTTCTCCGCTCCTCCGTCGACTTTCTTGCCCGTCGGGATCGTGACGGTGCTGACCGTGAGCGAGTCCTGATCGCGCTGGTAGCTCTGCAGGTTGCCCCTGCCGAACGACGTGCGCACCGTCGGCTCGCCTGCGCCGCGCGTGCCGAGCTTGATGAGGTAGCGCGCGTTCGCGTCGTCGCGCTCGACCCAGCGCTCGAGCTGCAGCCGATCGGCCACCTCGGTGATGAGCTCGAGACAGCTGTAACGCTCCCACGCGAACGTGAGCGGCGTGGTGTTGCTGACCGTATCGAACACGAAGTGGCCGAGACCCTCGGCCGTGAGGCGCGGGTTGATGAACTGCGTGAAGATTTGGGTCGCCGTGCTGTCGTAGACATTGAAGCTGAACGACACGGCGCCGCCCGACTGAGCGCGCAGCACGAGCGGCCGCGCGAGCTCCGTGAGCAGGCTTTCGGCCTCGATGCCTGTCTCGGCCTCTCCACCTCCGCGCCCGTCCAAGATGCGGATGATGCGCCACTCGCTGACCCGGCCGAGCTCGTCGGTCACCTTGAGGACGTGGCGCGGCTGGGCAGTGCGCAGCCAGTCGGCGTCCCACGGCGCGATGATGTTGAGCACGTCCGTGCCGTCGATGGCGGTCTTCATGCGGGCTGTCGCCCATGCGTCGACCATCGTCAGCCGGGTTGCGCCGCTCGCGTACTCCGGGTCGTCCCAGAGCTCGATCTTCCAGCTCGTCATTCGGAGAACGTTCCTACGCGGCCGGCGTTGCGCTCCTCACGGATCACGCCGCGGCCGTAGTAGTCGTCGAGCTGGCGGGCGATGTCGCTGCCGATCTGACGGCCATCTGCGCCACCCCCGGCGTGGACTGTGATGGTCGGAGGCGGGCGCTTGTTCTGCTCCTCGAGCGCGTCGGCGATGCGCTTGGTGTTCTCTGCCGTTGCGACGTTGGCATCGGTGCTCTTGGCCGCCATCTCTTCGCTCTGCTTGGCCTTCTCGTCGGGCAGCTCGAGCCCCTTGATCTCCTCGCGAGCCTCGCCGAGGTCCTTGTACGCCTGCCCAAAGCCCTTGCCCGTGTCGATCAACGCCTGACCCGCTCGGATCACGCCCTTGGCGCTCACGAACGGGATGGCGTCGATCGCCTTACCGATGCCGTACACGGCGTAGCCGATGGCCTTGGCGATGAGCTCGGCGACCTTAAAGAAGATCTGCCCGACGTAGGTGAACGCGATGGCGACGGCTTTGATGATCGGGAATAGGGCCTTCAAGATCGAGCCGAGCGCCTTCCCGAGCACTTGCCCGATGATGCGGAACGGCTCCATCAAGCTCTCGATGACAGGCTTCAGCGTCTCGAACGCCTCGCCCAATATCTCCATAAGCAGACCCAGCGGCGTGAACTTGCTCGCCAGATCCATCGCATTCCCGCCGAGGCCCTGCAGCTTCTGCTTGCTGATGTCGGTCGCGTCTTGGAAGATCTTGCTGACGCCCGTGAGCTCGTCGGTCCGCTGCGCGAGCCGCTGCTGCGCCTCATTCACCGCGATCGTGTGCGCCTGCTGCGTGGCGGTGTCGACCGTCAGCTTCTCGAGCGCTGCGCTCTGTAGGCCGACCTTGTTCTCGTTCTCGATCAGCGCAGCCGTGACCGGAGCGATGCCCGTGGTCATCAGGTTGCTCATGCTCAGGCGTTGCGTTTCTTGTGCTGCGGTTATTGCATCTGAGCTGTTGGTGAGCGCGTCGGCGACGGTCTGGCTGGCTTCCATCGTAGGCCCGTAGAGCGCGTCGACTGCGGCGGCGTTGCTGCCAGTCACGCCGAGGTCGAGGCTCGGCGCGCGGAGCTCGCTGATGATCTGCTTGGCGGTGTCGATGCCACTGCGCACCTTCTCGGGTAGCTCGATGCCGAATCTTGCGGCGAAATTGCCGACCGCCTCACCGACTTGCATGATCTTCTCAAAGATCCATGAGAAAGCGCCGCCCACTGCGCTCGTGATGGTCTGCGCGAGGCTTGCCATCGTTTCAATCAAGCCGCCGACGAGATTGCGGAACGTCTCGCTGCGCGTGTAGACGACCGCCAGCGCTGCAGCCAAAGCCCCGAGCGCGACGACTGCGATGCCGAACGGGTTGGCGAGGAACACCAAGTTGAGCGCCCTCATCACCGGCAGCAGCGCGCTGACCTGTTGTATCGCGAAGCCGAGCACGACCAACAGTGGGCCAATCGCAGCAGCGACCGCAGCGACGGCAGTGGCCACACGCAGCGCCTCGGGGCTCATGTTGGCCAGCCGGGCCGTGACTTGCGTGATCGCGTTGATAAGCGCGAGCCGCATGGGCTCGATGGCCTTGCCAATCCGCTCGACCTGATCTCCGAAGTCGTTCATCGCCTGCGTCATGCGGCCGCCGACGGTCTGGGCCATAGACTGGGCGGTGCCGCCGACCTGCGTCTCGAGCGCTTCGAGGATCATCTTCTGCGCGTCGAGCATCCGATTATTATCGGCGAGGTCCTTGATCTGCTCCTTCTGCTGCTCGGAGAATGACACACCCACGCGCTGCAGCGCAGTCAGCCCGATCTTCGGGTTCTCGATCGCCTTGCCGAGCATCACCATAGAGCTCTGCAGGTCTGTGCCGAGGAGCGCACTCATGTCCTGCCCGACCATCAGCGTCCGGTCGAAGATGTTGTTCATGGCCCCGGTTTCGTTCCGAATGCCCTTGAATGTCAGCAGCACCGAGGCCCCGGCGATGGTGGCCTCGTCGCCGAAGGTCGTCACGCCCTGCAGCTGCGCCGCCAGTGTGCGCACGTGCTCGCTGGTCACGCCGGCCTCTCCACCCGTGGCACGCAGGACGCCCTCGAGCTTTGCGAGAGCCTCCTCTTGCTGGTCGACGGCGCGAGCCGCTGCAACGAAGCCGCCCACGATCGGAGCGGTCACGGCGAGCGACATCGTTTGGCCGATGTCTCGCATCTTCTGGCCGACCTGATCCAGCTTCGCCGTCGTGCTCTGCATGGCGTTCTGGAACTCAGCCGTGCGCGCAATGAGATCGACTGCAATGGTTGCCGCGATTGCCATCTATCTCCTCCGTCGATCTCGTACCTTGCTCTCGGCCCGTGCGGCCGCCATCTGCTGCGCTTCCTCTCTGCCCTTCAGCTCGTAAAAGGCGCGCCACTCCTCGAGCTCCACACTACTCAGCTGCTGGAAGAGGACCCGCGGGTGTGGGTAGCCGAGCTTCTCGCAAAGCACGAACCCGAACACCCGCAGGGGCCTCTGCTTTAGTTTCCCAACAGCTCGTCCTCGTCGCTCTTTGTGATCGCGCTCAGTCGCGCGGCCACGCTGTAGAGACGGTCGAGGGCTGCAGCGCTCTTGCCGCCGAGCTGCTGGATCTGCGAGTCGGTGAACAAACGCTCACCCTCCTCGTCGCAGACCGTGCGCGCCACGAGCTTCGCCCGCAGGTTGCGCATATCGGTCTTAGCCTTGCCACCTTTCTCGAGCGAGATGACCGAGCTTTCCCAGTCGTCGCGCTCGGCTGCAGTCAGACAGCGAACGTAGACCTCCCCGCCCCATTCAGGAACCTCGACCAGCTCGCGCGGCAGGTCGTCGGCCTGAAGGATGAGGTCAGCGGTGAGGATCGCCATTAGCTTGTCGTCCGCGCCAGCGTACCAGCGTTCTCGAAGCTGACCGTGATCGAGTTGATCTCGCCCACGCCCTGCCCGAACGGCGGCATCGAGGTTAGCAGTGCGCTGCCTGCATACTGCGGATTGGTCGCCGAGGTGGCGCCCGTGTCTGCGCGGATCGTCAGCGTCTTGACGGTGCCGACGTCTGCGAACAGCGAGCCGGTCACGGTGGCGCTGGTGTCCTCGTAGAGCTCGACCTCGGCGCTCCACGCCTTAAGCCCGCCGATGTGAGTGCGAGTCGTGTCGCCCATCAGCGTGTCGTCGAGAGCTTCGGCCTCGTAGTTGAGGGTGACCGATCGAACGAAGCTCGACAGGTCGGTGCCCGTGCCCCAGAGCACGTAGGCGTTGGTGAGTACGGTGCTGGCCATGTTATTCTCCAATCCCGGCAGAAACAATGAACGAGGCCGACCCGCCGGTCAGGGTCCACGTGGCTCGCCAGTACTGGTCTGTGATCGCGCCGGCCGCCGAGCCCCATTCGGCTGTGACGCCCGTCGCTGCTGAGAATGTGATGCGATCGGTCGGTGCCGAGAAGCCCGTCGTCGAGTCGCTCTGGATCTTCATCGTGAGCGTCGCGCCTGTCGCGAGGCTGGTGATGTGCAGCGCGCCGTATACGTTCTCGCCGGCTGCGACTGCGCCGAGGTTCTGCTGCGCTGCGCTGGCCGTGCCGCTGGCTGTCTGGTTCGCGAGCATGAGCCCGCGCACGAGCGGTCCTGCGGCCTCCATCTCGACACTGAAGCCGAGCAGCTCGCCGACTGCGGCGCTTGGGCTGTAGCTGGTGCCGAGCGTTTGGGCCAGATACGCGACCTCGCCGGCATCGGCTCCGTCGCTGCTGATCGTCACGACCGTCGTGCCACCGATGCGGCTGAATACCGTGTCGTCGGTGCCGGCAGTCCAGTAACCCTCGTGCGACATCGTGGTCGTCTTCAGCCCGCCGGTATGCTTGCGCGTGTCGTCGCCGAACGTGGTCTCGTCCAGAGCGTCGACGCCGTATTCCACGGCGAGCGCGTTCATTTGGCCGCTCAGGTCGTGCTCGTCGACGTAGAGCTTTGCGTTCGTTAGTACTTGGCTCGCCATATCATTCCTCGCTCTCGTCGTACCAGATGCGCAGGTCAGTGCTCACCCGGTGAAGTCGCGTGTCGTCCTCGTAGAAGTCCGTGTCGGCCTCGATGAATATCTGCTGCACCAATTTAACGCCGAGCAGGGTTCGCTGCACTACACTGTCGCCGTCACGCTGCAGCACGGTGTCATCGTCGCGCTCGAGCACCTGATCGGCTCGGGTCGCGACCGGCGTGAATCCGCGGTAGCGCTGGAGCGCTTTGCGCACCGCGACGGCGAGCTCACGCGCGCCGGCGTAGGTCTGCGCATAGACGTCGACCTGCCATGTCGAGTCGACCGACCCCGTGTCGCGCCCCATCACCGAAGTGCGCTCGCTGCTGATCTGGTTGTACACTACCACCGGGAAGGTGACGCGCTGCGGCACGATGTTCGGGTAGATGCGTGTGCCAACCAGCGCGCTCACCGCTGCGTTGTTCTTGAGCACATAAGCGAGCTGCCCGCCGACGCCGCCGTAGACGCTCATCGGAACGACTCCTCGCACATCTTGCGCACGCCCTCGATGAACTTCTCGGTGGCGCGCGGCTTAACCGAGCGGCTCGCGCGCCTGATGTACGGGTTCGGCGCTTGCTTGCTTGTGCCCTTCTCGACCATGCCGGTGTAGTACGGCAGCGAGACCACGCGCACGAGAACGCCGCGCTGGTCGATCTGCGCCTTCTTTACGACTACATCTTGCGACAGCTTGTTTGCGTAAATCTTGCCGTTGCGCTTCTTGCGAGATGCGCCACGACCCAGCCCCGAGTTTGGCGCACGCCGCTTGATCTCTGCAGCCGTCTCCTCACCGCCGGCGTAAGCCGCGCGGGCCAGCACCTCAGCGGCACGTAGGCTGCCGAGCTTCTTCAGGCTGCGCTCGAGCTCTCTCGCGTCAAACTTGATCGAGACGCTCATGGCACGGCCTCGCTGTCGGGCTGCGGCTCGAAGATGCGGGTGCGGCAAAGCAGCTCACGGCGGCGCCCCGTCGGGTCGGCGACGAAGATGATGTCGTGAATCGTGCCTGTGACGATCTCTCGGATACGCCAGCGAGGGTCGAACGTACTGCGGTAGCGCAGGCGCCACTCGATGTCGTAGGAGCTCACTCGCTGCTCGAAGCTCTCGCCCTCGTTGCCGCTGCTCACGCGCTTGCTGGCATAGGTGCGAACCACCTCCGTCCACGTCGGCACGGGATCGCCGAAAGCGTCCTGCGTCTCGACCGGCTTCTCGATCGCGACCAGCGTGCGCAGCGAGCCCGCCCTCACAGCCAGCGGCTCCGGTATTGATTGAGTAGCGCGGTCACCGTAAACGGCACCTCGGCCGGGAATGCAGAGAACGGGCTCTGCGTCGGCTCACGATTCTCAAACCACTGGGCCAGAAGCAGCAGCATTGCCTGCTTCAGTGAGCTCGGCACAAGGCTCGCCGACGTGTAGCCTGCGACGAAGACGATGCGCACAGCGCCGGCCTCGGCGCGCGCGACCGGTATGGTGGCGTTCGCGGCCCATTGCACGAAGCCGATCGGCTCGCCGGTCTGGACTTGGTACTGGCTCGCCGAAAGCGTCTGCTCTGTGCCGTTGTTGTCGATGTACTTGATCGAGCTCACCGACTGAAGCGGCGGATACGGCAGCTCGAGCACGCCGTCCCACCATTCGTCGTAGCGCACTTCCCACGTCTGCGTGAGCAGCGCGGTGCCCGTGTTCTGCTCGACGTACTCACGCGCGACGTCAGCCACCGCGTCGGCGTATGCCTTTTCGGTGTCGTCTTCCACGAGGCGTAGATGCCGATACACCTCGCTGGAGGTGACAGGATCGAGCACCGGCGCGGTCGTGCGCGTGAGTGAGCGCCAGTCCATTAGCTGGCCTTGGTGCGCCGGCGGCGACGGGGCTTGGCCTCGGCGGTCTCGACCTCGGGCTTCGCCTCGGCGACCTCGACGGGCTTGCTCTTCGGCGGAGCCTCGAGCCATTCGGCGGCGTCGGCCATCACCAGCTGCTGACCGAGCTCGAGCTCGACGTCGTACTCCTTGCCGGCTGCGAGCACGCCGCTCGGGCCTGCTGCGGTCTTCGTCATTCGAATCTTCACTTCACCCTCCTGTATCTGTGCTCGATCTCTTCGGCGCTCGGCAGCTCCTCGCGCGGCGTGCGGGTTACGATCGCGCGCCCATCTTCCCACTTGATCTCGACGTCTTCGCTGTCGTAGCCGTATGGCTTTTCGCTGGCCGGCACACAAGCGTCGAGCAGCGTCGTCTCGACGGGCACCTCGGTCTTGATGCCTCGAGCGTGCGCAATGCCGAGCAGGTACTCGACAGAACCGCGGCCGCTCTCGGCCTTGGCCCTGTCTTCGTTGTACGTGAAGTCGCAGCCGAACAGCTTGATGGCGCTCGGCTTGTGGCAGATCGCCCACGCCACCGCCCAGCTGACCGTGTTGTTCATATAGGCGGTGCCGAGATTATTGATCACCTCCTCGATCGGCATCTCGTGCGCGTTCGGATAGTCCTCATGCGCGCGAGACGTCAGCCATGGCTGGTTGTAGTCCTTGAGCCACTGCATCGTCCCAACCAGCGGCGGGTTCTCGCACAAGCGGCCCTCTTCCATTGCTGCGACCCGAATCTCCTGAATGCGCAAGTCATCCATCGCGACGAGCAGGTCGTGCTGGATGACGCTGCCCATCGCGTTGATCGCGATGACGTAATCGGCCACGCGATGCCGGCCGCCGAAGTGGCTGGCCAGAATCGCCCAGCTTGCCGAGGTGCGGCCCATCGCGACGATCGCGATCGACTTGCCCTCGAGCTCTGGAAACTGCGGTATGTGGTGCATGGGGTCACCAGTTGATTATGAGGTTGCCAGAATGCCGACGCCTTCGAGCGCCGTGATGATGGCGTTGATCGCGGCAGCGTTGTCGGCTGCGTTTCCGCTGGCTGCAACGGCTGCCACGTTCGCAGCCTGCGAACCTGCTGCCGTGATCGTTGCGCCTGAGCTGATCGACAGCTCGCCGCCCACGACCCAAACAGCGCCGCCCTGCTGTTCGTAGTTGTCTGTGTTGTAGCTCATTGCTTTGTCCTTATGGGGAAAGCGAGAGGGTCGGGGCCAGTAGATTACGTGCCCCATGTCACGCAGCCCACACCGTGAGGCCCCGACCCTATACGTTACGCCTTCTGTGTGCTCTGCGGCGCGTTGATCGGATCGCCGAGGATGGCGACCACCGAGTGCACGCCCGTAGCAGCGCCCGCGACATCGAGGTCGACGGTCACATATCGGTCGATGCCGATGTAGCCGATCTTGGCGATCTCACCGTCGGAGGTCGCGCCCGAGATGGTCGCGCCTGCCTCGGTGCCGATCAGATCAGCGTCGGCCACAGCCGAGAGCGAGCCCGTTGCTGAGCCGCTCTTGACGGTCGGCGTCAGCACGAAGCCCGTAGCCGAGACTGCGCCGTTCGAGATGATGAAGGTCACCGAGTTGAACCCGGCGCGATCGATCACCGTGCCAGCTGCCGCACCGGTCGCCGCAGGCGATACCGGGTCGAGCACCTGCACCGGCTTGATGTTGGAATACATATCCGCTGCCATTGTTCTTTCTCCTTAGGCGAGGGTGACGCGAGCGAAGGCCTCGCCGAAGATCGGCATCCCGTCGACCGCATGGCGGCCAAGGAACCCGTCCTGCCCGTTGGCGGCGTAGAGCTCGACCAAGCGCTGCACGGTGAGGTTGAGCGAAGTGGCGACCCAGTAGTAGCTGAAGTCACCGAGGATTCCGACGTACTGGCCGGTCGTGAAGGTGTTCGGAGCGAACTCCGAGGTGACCACCGGCAGACCGAGCAGCTGGTCCGACACGCTGTCGCGGATGCCGGGCTGCCAGAGGTACTGACCGTCGCCGTCCTTGAGCTTGGCGATCTGCTTGAGCGCGTCGCGGTGGAACACCCAGCGCGCGTTACCGAGGTAGCCGCCCTTGAGCGAGTACTTGACCTCAAACAGGTTGTCGGCGCCGATCGCAGTGGTGGTGTTGCCGGTCGAGACGTCGCGGCCGGTGGCGATGCCGTCGTCGCTGGCGGTGAACACGCCCAGCGGCTGGCCGGCGCCGTTGCCGGTCATGAACGCCTTCTCCTCGGTGACCCCGAACTTGTACGCCATCTGGTCGCGAACGATGGTCTCAGGGTTGATGGCCGAGGCCCGCAGCAGCTTGCGGCTGACCTTGATGAGCTTGGTCAGGTCGTGCGGGTGCAGCTCGCGCTTCCCGAAGGCGAGCGTCGAGTCCTCGGAAACCGAGCCGATCTCGCTGGTCCAGTCGGCGTCGGCCATGTCGGTCTCGATGGTCGGCCGGCCAACGCTGTCGCCCGTAGTGAGCGTGTAGTTCGTGGCCAGCTGACGGACGAACACCTGATCGCGCACCTTCTCAAGCAGCGAGGCGATGAAGTCCACCGGCACCATGTAGCCGCCCGACGAGTCGGGTGCCGACTGGAGCGCACGGGCTTCGCCGGTCTTCAGGTAGTTGCGGAAGTTATCGCGGTACTCGCTGGTCGCGATTTCCGGGCGAGCGCGAACGGCGCCCTCGACCAGCTCGCGGACCTCAGGACGCAGCCCCTCGAGCACGGCCTCGGCGCGCTGCTCGGGCTTTGCGGCCACGGCGCGCTCCTCGAGCTGCTCGAGCTCGGCGGCTTCGCGCTGGGTTGCCTCAACGCGATCGAGACGCTCGCGCAGCGAGGTCGCCTCATTCATCAGCGCGTCGTACTTCTCGGTCTCCTGCGCGTCGAAGTCGCGGTTCTCATTCTCCGCGAGATCGACGAGCCCGCGAGCCTCGGCGATCAGCCGCGCCCGCTCGTTCCTCAGTTCGTTGATCTTCATGGTTCTCTCTGGTAATGGTGATTATCGCCGCCGAGCGGGTCAGGCTCTGCCCCGATGGGCTACGGCATCTGGTCCTCGAGCTCGACGCGCCGCTTGGCGTGCTTGACCCGAGGGTGATCGTTGCGCGCTTCGGGCGCGCTGGCCTTCGCTCTCTCGAGAGCTCGGGCCGAGACTACGGTCTGCGAGTAGGCCGGGTAGACGACCGGACCCACGTCGAAGAGCTCTCGTACTTGCGTGATGTAGCGCACCTGACGCCCATCGTCGCGCTGCTCCCAGCGGTCTTCCTCGACCGTGAAGGCGAAGCTGTTGCCGGTCACGTCGCCGCGCTCGATGAGCTCGTAGACGTCACGGCGCGACGGCGGCAGGTCGGGCACCTCGTAGAAGAGCCCGTCGCTGCGCGCCTCGATGCGCAGGGTACCGCTGGCCGTGCGGCCGAGCAGGTAGTTGCTGTCGTGGTTGTAGAGCGCGCGCACGTCGCTCGCCTCGATGGCGGCGTCAAACGCACCCTCTTCGATGATCTCCGTGAAGCCGCCGAGGTCCTCGCTCTCTTGACCGATGACGGCGGCCATGCCGCTGATCGACATCGCCCCGTCGTCGTCTTGTCTGAGCTCGAGTTTCTCGAGCGGCACGAACCGTCTTTCCATGTTTTCGCCTCGGCTAATGTTCTGCCGTAATGTATCCTCTTCCGTATACTGCTGCCACGTGCTGAAGCAGAACGCGAGCCGCTGGTCCTGATCGGGGAAGTCAGTCATCGACTCCTCGTCGGCCATGCAGCGGCTAATGAACTCGTCCTGCGTCTCGTCTGCGGTCGGCTCTGGCATTAGCTGCTCGCGATCATCTGGCACTCGCAGCCCTTATGCAGCGGAGGGTGCCGAATGGTTTGGGTGATGCGCAGCTGCTGGCCCTCGCCTCCCTCGAGCTCGAGCCCGTCAGAAGCAAAGGGCTCCGCAATGGTGACGACCGTGCCGTTCACTTGCG